ATCACAGCGTCAGGCACGACTGCATCTGCTGGTCGTGATAGAAATGCAAGCGCAACGGCGTCTAGCACATTATCTGGCGGAGCTACATTTGTATTTGACGTTGTTGGCGAGTCAACCATTGCTACAGCATCAAGTGCCACAGCCACATCTAATAGAGTGCAAAGCACTGGATCGACAATAGCCACATCCGCAACAAACACGTCAGATATGGAGCGTGTACGCGAAGTTGCATCAAATAATGTTGTGGGCGTATCTAGTACGGCGTCCAGTGGCTCGGATGTTAATCAATCTGGCGCAACAATAACTACAACCTCATCTGTCATTGCGACGTGCAATAAGGTTATGTCATTCGCTGGGGCAACATCTGCGTCAACGACAGTAACTTGCAATGCAATTGAGAAGTGGGAAACAATACCAAAAGTAACAGAAATATGGACAGCCGCATGATGTTGCAATTTAAGCATTTTTGTGGCAGTATGCGATCAGCGCCTACTGCGTCTTTCTCTTACATTGATGAACGATATTAGGCCGAAAGGCCAACTATAGGAGCTTAACATGGCAGATACTACAACAACCACATACAGTCTGGTAAAGCCAGAGGTCGGCGCATCCGAGGATACTTGGGGTACAAAGATAAATACCAACTTAGATAACGTCGATAATTTGTTGGATGGTACGACGCCTGTAACTGGCATTGATATTAATTCTGGATCAATAGATGGAACGCCAATTGGTGCAAACTCTGCGTCAACTATTGCAGGGACAACTATTGCAGGGACAACAATAAGCGCAACTGGCAATATTACAGTTGGCGGTACAGTTGATGGTGTAGATATAGCCGCATTTAAAACATCATTTGATAATCTAAGCACAGATATTGTGAGCGACACTACCCCACAACTGGGTGGTAACTTAGATGTAAATGGCAACAACATTACTTCTTCTGGCGACTTAACACTAGACGTTGCAGGAGAATTAATTCTTGACTCTGATGGTGGTATCTGGCGGTTTAAAGATGGTGGCGCAGGCGCTTTTGAGATAGGTAGAGATAGCAATACATCTGTTAATCTTTACAATGCTATATCAGACTCCGATATAAAATTTAAAGGCAACGATGGTGGTTCAACTGTCACAGCCCTCACCCTTGATATGTCTGATTCTGGTCACGCTAAATTTAACTATAGTGTCTCACTTGTAGACAATGCAAAACTCAATATAGGAACTGGGGCTGATCTCCAAATATATCACGATGGTTCTAGGAGTTATATACAAGATCAAGGCACTGGTGAATTAAGAATCGATACAAATGGTACTGATGTTCGCATTACAAAAACAGATTCCGAATATATGGGTAAATTTATCGCTGATGGTGGGGTAGAGCTATACCACAACAACTCCAAGAAATTTGAAACAACGAGTAGCGGTGTCACAGTAACAGGTGACGTGAGTGCAACCAACTTCAACTCCACTTCAGATGCTACACTTAAAACAAATGTAGAGACACTCACAAACTCATTAGATGTAGTTAGGTCTTTGCGTGGCGTTAGCTTTGATTGGATAGCGGATGGTAGCTCAGAGGTAGGTGTCATTGCTCAAGAAGTAGAAGATGTATTGCCTGATGTAGTCAACACTAATGAGGATGGCATCAAGTCAGTTAAATACGGCAACATTGTAGCTGTACTTATCGAAGCAATTAAAGAACAACAGGCTCAGATTGACCAGTTATTGATGGGCTAATTTAACGGCTAATAGTTTAAAGGAGAACGAAGATGGCTATAAAAGTAAATGGAACAACTGTCATAAACGACAGTAAGCAACTGCAAAATGTTGCTTCCCTAGATTCAACCACAATAGCAACTATTGGGGCTAATGTTTCTAGTGGGTTTGAAGATAATACTTCAACATTCCCCAGCTCCGCAGGAACTTTTGCGCAATATGAAAACAATAATAGGTATTCACAAAATAATGTGGGAAAGGTAATGACTGATGCACCCCCCAGTGGCCTTATAGTGTGTGAAAAAAGTTTCGGTAGTACAGACCAGATGATATATATGAAAGGTAATATTGTTGCGCAGGCAGGGAGTAGTAGTGGTCATGGTGGTTTTATTAATATATGGATGGATTATGGAAGTGGTAGTTGGAGGCAACTAAAAGGGATCGTTTACAATATGTTTGGTGACCCTTCAGGAACATATGCTTTTGATTTGGGAGTACAGTTTATACCAGCAAATAAAAAAATCTATGTACTCGCAGGGACAACATCATCGGGTCGTACTGGGGTTTACTTTGCGGCGAACTCTATATCATTAGATTATTATACTATGCCTGTAACATAACATGGGACAAGAGGTTTACGTTTAATATATGCTATATTGTTAATAACCATAAAAATATGTTATAGTCACAGTAACTTAGACCAATGAGGTAAACATGCCACTAATACCATTAGACATCCCTGCTGGCATTTACCGAAATGGCACTGAATTACAAGCATCTGGGCGCTGGCGTGACGCCAACTTAATTCGTTGGGTTGATGGCACAATGCGCCCGATGGGTGGCTGGCGTACTCGATCAGACACGGCGGCTAATGCTAAAATTCGTGGTTTGATTACTTGGATTGCAAATGACCAAGATCGTTACATTGTTGGTGGAACATATAATAAACTTTATACTTGGACATCTCAGGGTGTGCGTCACGACATAACGCCAACTGGTATAACTGATGGACGTGAGGACGCCGAGGCATTTACAGGATATGGTGGAAGTTACTTTGGTCAATATGCTTACGGCGTAGCTCGCCCAGATACAGCGCGAATACAGCCTGCAACAACTTGGTCATTAGATACTTGGGGTGAATACCTTGTTGCGTGCAATGAAGATGATGGAAAAATTTACGAGTGGCAAATAAATAACTCTACACCAGCCGCAGTATTATCAAACGCGCCGACAAGCAATGAAGGCATTGTCGTGACTGAAGAAAGATTTTTGTTTGCACTAGGCGCAGGCGGAAATCAACGTAAGGTACAATGGTGTGATAGGGAAGATAGCTCCACATGGACGCCAGCCGCAACAAATGAAGCTGGTGATTTAGAATTAAACACAAGTGGCAGAATTATGGCTGGCATACGAGTGCAAGGCCAAACTTTAATATTAACAAGCATGGACGCCCATGTAGCTAATTACATCGGAGCGCCATATGTTTATGGCATCGAGCGTGTTGGGGCTAGTTGCGGATTAATTGCGAACAAAGCTATAGCATCAGTTGATCAGGGTGCGTTCTGGATGGGCAATCACTCATTCTATGCGTATGCTGGCGGCGCAGTGCAACAAATTGAAAGCGAAATATCCGACTATGTTTTCTCAGATATAAACCGAGCGCAAATATCAAAAACTTTTGCAGTGACAAACAGCACATACGGCGAGATATTCTGGTTCTATCCTTCTGGGTCATCTGTAGAAAATGACAGATATTGCGTCTATAATTATGTCGAAAACACTTGGTATATTGGCGAATTAGGCAGAACTGCTGGATTTGATATGGGTACATACCGACAGCCAATATGGGCAAGCGCAGAAAACAACAAGTTATACGAGCATGAGGTTGGCTTTGATTATGGCTCACTTACACCATTTGCTGAAAGCGGATCAATTGCGCTAGGCACTGGCGAAAGTGTAATGTCTGTCACTGAAATGATCCCAGACGAGAAGACGCAGGGCGACGTGACAGTCACATTTAAAACAAGGTTCTATCCAAATGGAACTGAACGATCCTATGGGGCGTTCTCCATGTCTAATCCAACATCTCTGCGATTTACAGGCAGGCAAGTTAAATTAAGAATAGACGCAAATTCATTAGGTGATTGGCGTGTTGGTATAAATAGACTTAATGTTACGGCTGGTGGGGCGAGATGAGCGAACAGCCACAAAAAGCTCCAGACGTTATTGGCAACGATTGGCGGACGTGGGGTCGAAGGCTTGTTCAGCACTTATCACAAACTCGGTCTACATTGGTTCAGCAGAACGGCGAGGAAAGTGCATCCGAAAATGGCACAATGATGTGGGACAGGGTAAACCTATATCCAGTTATAAGTAGATCGGGAGCTTTTCGTGAAATTATATTAAAGAATGCAACCCCTGCATCTAGTGTTGGTGTAGCTGGCGATAAGGCTGGATTAATATCTTGGGATGCATCATATATTTATGTATGCACTGCGGCTCACGATGGGTCAACTCACATTTGGAAGCGCGTAACATTGACAGGTGGTTCATGGTAATTGATGAATTAATCGAAAATTGCAGGGAATGGATCGAAGCCGCATTAGAGTATTCTGGCGGTACTCACGATTTTATTCATGTAGTTGAAGGGATTAAGTCTGGCACAATGCAACTTTGGCCTACACCAAGGGGGTGCATAGTGTCTGAAATTGTGGTATATCCTAAAGTGAAGCAATTAAATATATTTCTTGGCGGCGGCGAGTTGGATCAAATAATGGATATGCACACTGACGTAATTAATTGGGCAAAAGCTCAAGGGTGTTCAGCCCTGACGATGACGGGTCGAGCTGGATGGAAAAAACCACTATCGGATCATGGCTGGGATCAGCTTCATTCGTCGTATATTAAGGAGCTAACATAATGTCAGGCGGAAAAGGTGGTTCAACCACATCAGAGGTAAAAGTACCAGCATATATTGAAAATGCGGCAAGAGCTAATTTAGCAAAGGCAGACGCAATATCTCAAGTTGGATACACACCATATTACGGCGCAGACGTTGCGGCTTTTAACCCAATGCAACAGGCGGCATTCCAAAATACGGCTGATACTGCAAATGCATTTGGTATGGCTACACCAACAAGCCCGACAGATATTATGGGCAATATGGGTGCGCCACAAACTTACGCAAATGGCGTGACAGGTTATTCGTCTGCGCCAATGTTCCAAGATGCAGTGGATACATTAGGTTACTTTAGGCCAAACCAAAAAGCATTACTGGATAGTTTCTTTGTAAATCCATACACTGGATTTGATCCAAGTGGCGCTTATTCAGCAAGCCCAGCAAGTGGTGTTGCTATGGAGATGCAAGGGCAAAACCCAAGTTTTAGGCCAAACACTACTGACTATGGGTCAAACAGCTCGTATTACAATAATCCAAATGGCGGCTTT